GCCTGTATTGCTGTTTTCATAACGAAAGCAGAATACTCAGCACCCATGCCAACCTCTTCAAGTCGATTGATATACTTGATAATGTTGCCAATGTTTTTGTCGCTAGCTTTTGACGCTAGTGATTGACAAAGAGCAAAGACAACATCTGGACGATCAGGGATAGGTGCAGATGCAGGGTTCTTGATGATGTCATCAACATCACCGATCTCATCATATACCGCGAGAAAGGCAAAGAACTCTGCCGCTACAGCCGCGCCAACCAACCCTGCTACAGCATTTCTGCGTTGTGCTAGTGGTAAGCTTGCATTGATGATTAAGGCAGTGCAGACCTTATCCCATGATCTGGGCGTAGGCCATACATCCTCATCAGGGTTGAACGCATGTAAGGCGGTAGGCTTGAAGCCAATAAAAGCACAGACTTGTTCGCCTCTTTTGCGCGACATCATATGACTGATCCAATCCCAATGGTTGGCCTCAACTGGCAAGAACATCAACCTGTCTTTGAGATGGCTAGGCATCTGGTTTGTACCTGCGCGGTCAGACGTTCTGTTACCTGCGGCAACAATCACCCATGTGTCGGGTATATGCCAATCGCCAACACGATGCTCATTGATAATCTGCGCCGCTACGTTTTGGTTGGCGACAATAGCTTGTGGTATTTCATCAAAGAACAGTATACCGTGCGTACCCTCTTCAGGCATCCAATCAGGTTTGATCCTGATCATTTTAGTTTTGTCGCTGTTTGGCAAAAGCCAACCTGCAATATCCTCTGGGGAATATTGAGCTAGGCTAAAAATGTTACAGCCAAAATCAACACCGCGTGTTTCGCCAAGACGTTTTGATAATGCCTTAACCGCTTGAGTTTTACCAAGCCCTGCCGCGCCGACCCAATAGGGTACAAGTATCTCTGACTCTGCGACCTTGCTGCGATAATCTAATTGGTGAATTAATGCATTCTCTGAGAGAATGCTTGCTTCTGATAATCTCATTCTGAACTTCCTTACATGATTTTTTAAGACGGACAATTATGATAGAAACATACTTATCCAAGTGATGATAAGCACGAGCGACATTGAAGCGCCCATGCCGTGTGCAAAGCCAAACGCATAATCTACACGTTTGGCCTCTTTTTGTTGTCGGATACTCATGCCGCTAAAGCATCTAGTGATGCGTTAACTGTATCGTTTTCGACACCGACCTTAGCGCCTGCTTTTTTGGCGGCTTTAGCATCGCGGTATGCAAATCTCTCTGCAATAGCTACCGCCAACTGATCCTGAAAAGATTGCAGATCCTCATCTGATAAGCCGTCTTTGTATACTGGCTGATCTAGATCAACTTTCTTTCCCTTCACAGTTTTCTGAGTAACCAAGTGACCTGACACTTTGCGTACCATTGCGGCCACAGCGTCAACTTTTTCTTTGCCAAGCGCGGCTAAGTTTGATTCTGTGACTACACCATTTATTGCTAGGTGTTCGCGTATAGCTGACGCGGTTGCATTGTCGCCTGATGGTAGCTTGTCCTCATCTTTTGACACGACATTGAAATGCTTGACGGCTTTGAAACTGTTTTCATAAAGACGTTTTGCTTTAGCATCAGCGCCCTTGCCATTGCCAAGAGCAACACCAATTTCGCCCTTGATTGCAAGCACATCCTCACGGTACAGCTTGTTCTTTGCGTTAAGCTTACAGCCGTTCATTACAGCAATGACCTCAGAGTACATTGCTAGGTTGTAGCTTTCGCCTTTTTCTTTCTCGACACCGATTGCGTTTTTAGTTGCAGAATAAGCAACATAAGCGTCTGTTATGTTGTTTGTTGCTTCTATTGAGAAAGATACGTTTGATACTTTAGCCATTGTTTGGCCTCCTATTGATTGATTGAAATGTTGGGGTTATCGGCATACTGCCGCCATTACAGCCCCGAAGGGCTGCAAGTGAAGTATTATGCTGCTTCCTTTTCTTTTCTTTGATCTGCTTCGTAAGTGCGAAAGAATTTTGCTACTGCTAACTCTTTTATTCTGTTTTGTATTTCTACTAGCTCTGCCAGTTCGTTGGCATCTTTACTTAGCCAACCGATTTGATTAACGCCCCAAGTCCAACGCTCGACAAATTCATCTAAGCCTATTTGTCTATCGCCATTGTAGTCTGAAACTTTCACTGTAATTGAATTGCTCATGATGGTTCCTTTCTAAATTAAACCAAGACTATAGCCCCAAAGGGCTACACTCGTTAATTTAACTTTTTATATTACAGGGTTAATTCCTCGGACTGAGCGTGTCGGGTGATCGAGCAATTTTGTCTGTCACCGTGAGCCTATTGGCGTAGCTTGTGAGCCTATGATGAGTACGAAGGGGTGGGGACGAATCAACCCGAATCAAAAACCCTCGGTACATGACCTTAATGACACCTTATGAAACCTTATGCAACCTTAAAGTTTAAGAAAGTTCAAATGAACTAATCGGGGTTCGAGCGTGTATATATTTATACGGTGTATTGTGGGGGGCAAACGTACCCTTTTGGGGGGTAGACGTACCTAATGCAATGAAAACAATGACTTAGCAGAGAGAAGTGCCGAAATGTGAGAACATAAGCGGAACATATGTGTACATTTTGGCAAAGAAAGTTTCATGAACTATACCTTATGAAACCTTAGACCCTCATCAGAGGGGCTTATATTGGCTATTAGAGCTATTTCTTGATTTGTTCTGGATAATGGCTATGTTTGTTCCAAGTGAATTAAAAGGTTTGAGCAATGCCAAAAGATCAAGATCAAAACCACGATAAAGGCCAAGCGCCTAGCGTAGTTGTGCCCATTACAGGGAAGACAAGACATAGAACACCCAAGAACAATAGAGGTCTAACAGATAAACAACAGGCATTCATTGAAGCCATAATAGAGGGTAACAATATAAGTGATGCCTACAGGCAGTCTTACGATGCCAGTAATATGAGTAATGCAAGCATACATGTAGAGGCTTGTAGGTTAGCAAAGAACCCTAATGTTTCACTAAGTTTAGATAGATATTATAGTGATATAGAGAGTAATAACCGCTTGATGTCGCTCTCCCGAAGAGATCGTGTGATTTCAAAACTGGAACAGGTTGCGCTGCGAGATGGTGAGGCTGACGGCACACAAGTCAGAGCTTTGGAGCTACTAGGTAAATCTATGGGTCTATGGATTGATAAGGTAGAGACTGAGGACAAGACAGATCGTAGTGAACAACAGCTAGAAAAAGATATTGAACAGAAGCTGATTGCTCTAGGGATTAAATAGTTCATTTGAACTTATAGTATACACGATTGACTTGGTTTTGTAGTGCCTGATTTGCTGAGTAAATGACTGCTGTGATAGTAACCCCACCTACCCCCGACACCCCCTATACAGGGACGGGTATATGATCTGACATACATGGTGTTCCACACAAACAATTACTAAAAACTTTCAAATACCCCCCCTATATTACACATAAAATTTTCAAAGGTTGCACTATAGTGGAGAGAAGCTTTTTCTCTCTTTTTTTAACCTAAAAATAAGGAAAATATTATGTCGTATACTATTATAAAAGGGCTTTCTTTGCCTGAACCCAAGAGACGTTTTACTAAGGGCAGCAAGTTTGATGCTGTCCTTACGAGTTTTGATGTTGGTGACTGTGTTAAGTTCGAGAGTAAGGGTGAAGCTTCTTATTTCTTAAAGAAAGCACAGGACATTGGAATGGAAGGTGCTATGCGTACTATTGATAAGTATTATTACATTTGGAGGACTGTGTAGTGCCTCCATAACCATTAGCTTCTTTCCAAGCATTTATTCGTTCCCAGTCCCTTTCTGCTTTTAACGAGTTTGCCTTACTGTTGCTGTGCCTGCAGTCATCGTTGGGGCTTGCTCCGCATTTGGGACAGGGTTCGTTTAGTTGTCTTAGACTATTCATAATTTCATCTCCCTAGTATATATATTATATATATATATTATATATTAATATATCTCTCTCTTAAAGAGAGAGATTATATATATATTAATTATTATATATATATTATATACTATACGCGGATGTTATTTATCCCATTTCATCCACGGTAGGTGTTGCTTTCCCACTCAGCTGCGGCACCTACCACTTGGGTGGAGGATACGATGGAACACGGTAAGATACTTGAACAGCTAAAAAAGCTTCCTTTAGAAGCTCAGGCAGATCTTCTTGCAGATCTTGAGCAGTTAGAGGAGTTAAAAAACAAAAAGAAAGCTACGTCAGAGTTCTTGGCATTTACAAAAATGATGTGGCCTAGCTTCATTGGGGGCAGGCACCACAAAATTATGGCTGAGGCTTTTGAAAGGGTAGCTAGGGGGGAGTTGAAAAGACTGATAATCAACATGCCACCCCGTCATACCAAGTCAGAATTTGCATCATATCTTTTGCCTGCGTGGTTCTTGGGGCAGTACCCAGAAAAAAAAGTTATACAAACAGCCCACACTGCAGAGCTTGCAGTTGGTTTTGGTCGTAAGGTCAGGAACCTGATACAAGGGGAAGACTTCAAGAAGGTTTTTCAGGGAATAGATCTATCGTCAGACTCAAAAGCTGCGGGTCGTTGGAACACAAACAAGCGAGGTGACTACTTTGCGATCGGTGTTGGCGGTGCGGTAACGGGTAAGGGTGCCGATCTATTGATCATAGATGACCCCCACAGCGAACAGGACGCTCAACAAGGGCAGTTTAACCCCGAAGTGTACGACAGGGTCTACGAATGGTACACATCTGGCCCTAGGCAGCGTCTACAGCCCGGTGGATCGATCATCATTGTGATGACTAGGTGGTCAAAAAGAGATCTAACGGGGCAGATCATCAACAAATCTGCTGAAAGAACAGGTTCTGATGAATGGGAGGTCATAGAGTTCCCTGCACTTATGCCTTCGGGCAAACCATTATGGCCTGAGTTCTGGAGCCAAGACGAATTAGAGGCAATTAAGGCTGAAATTCCTGTTGGGAAGTGGTCTGCACAGTACCAACAAGACCCCACATCCGAAGAAGGGGCGTTAATTAAGCGAGAATGGTGGAAAACTTGGGAAAAAAGAGACCCACCCCCCTGTGAAGCGATTATTCAGTCTTGGGATACTGCGTTTTTGAAGACAGAACGCTCTGACTACAGCGCTGTAACCACATGGGGTATATTTTATCACCCAAATGACACTGGGGAGATGGCCCCAAACCTGATTATGCTGGATGCATACAAGGAAAAGCTAGAGTTTCCTGACTTAAAAAAGGCTGCATATGACAAATACTGGGAATATGAGCCAGATCAGCTCGTAGTGGAGAAAAAAGCGTCTGGTGCGCCTCTAATTTTCGAGCTGAGGGCTATGGGACTACCCGTGACAGAGTTCACACCGTCAAGAGGGCAAGACAAAATCGCTCGTGTAAACGCAGTATCTGATCTTTTTGCTAGCGGTGTGGTGTGGTGTCCAGATACTAGGTTTGCAGACGAGGTTATAGAGGAAGTAGCGTCATTTCCTGCAGGAGATCATGATGATTATGTTGACTCTATGTCTCAAGCACTGATACGTTTTCGTCAGGGCGGATGGATAAGAACATCCACTGATGACTGGGATGATGAGCCAAGTTACAGAAGACCAGTAGAATATTATTAAAAGTTCTGTTACAATGACACAAGAACTTTTGCAAAGGACAGAGCATGGCAATTGAAAAGCAGATGACCCCCTTCGAAGTGGAAGATGACGAAAAGGAAGAAGTTGAGGTTGAGGTTATTAACCCTGAAGCCATATCAATGGAAACCGAAGATGGCGGCATCATTATAGATTTTGAGGGTGAAATCTCTGACAAGGCCACTGGCGGAAACCATGATGATAACTTAGCAGAAATTTTAGAAGATGATGATTTGCAGTCTATGGCTACGGAGCTTTTAAGCGATTTTCAGGCAGATCAGGACTCAAGATCAGACTGGGCTAGGGCGTATGTCAAAGGGTTAGACCTTCTGGGCATGAAGGTCGAGGACAGGCAGCAACCGTGGGCTGGGGCTTCAGGCGTCTTCCACCCAATACTCACGGAAGCTGTCGTCCGTTTTCAAGCACAGGCTATGGGAGAGATATTTCCTGCTTCTGGACCTGTTAGAACAAAAGTTGTTGGTAAGCAGGACACAGACAAGGTTGCTCAATCCCAAAGAGTTGAGAACGAAATGAATTATCTTCTGACTGAAGAAATGTCAGAATATCGAGACGAAATGGAGCAAATGCTTTTCAAGCTACCCATAGCAGGGTCTGCGTTTAAAAAGGTTTATTACGATCCCTTGATGGAAAGACCTTGCTCGATGTTTGTTCCATCTGAAGATTTTGTTGTTTCTTACGGTGCATCAGATTTACATACATGCCCAAGATATACGCAAGTAATGAAAAAGACAGCAAATGAAGTCTTACAGCTGCAAATCAACGGGTTTTATCGTGAGATAGATATACCAGATCCTACACCTGATTACTCTGATATTAAGCAAAAGTACGATGAGTTGGACGGTGAGGAGGCGATCATTGAAGACGATGATCGCCACACAATACTAGAAATGCATGTAGACATAAACATGCCTGAAGAGTTCGATGACCCAGATGGTATAGCAAGACCGCATGTTATAACGATTGATAAAACATCATCTACAATTTTAGCGATTAGAAGGAACTGGTACGAAGACGATGAAAAGAAAAAGAAACGTATGCATTTCGTTCATTACCGATACCTACCGGGTTTGGGATTCTACGGCACGGGACTTATTCACCTCATTGGAGGATTGGCAAAATCAGCCACCTCAATACTACGACAACTTATTGATGCAGGTACGCTATCGAATTTACCTGCGGGTCTTAAGGCTCGCGGTCTCCGTATCAAAGGTGATGATGCGCCTCTTATGCCGGGTGAGTTTAGGGATGTGGACGTACCGGGCGGTGCTATACGCGACTCAATTACATTTATACCTTATAAAGAGCCATCAAGCGTACTATACTCGCTACTCGGAAATATCGTTGAAGAAGGCAGACGGATAGGCTCAGTAGCCGATATTCAAATCGGTGATTCAAATCCACAGGCTCCAGTAGGATCAACTCTAGCGCTTATGGAAAGATCAATGAAAGTCATGTCTGGGGTTCAGGCAAGACTACACGCAACTCTGAAGAAGGAACTTAGGATACTGGCAAAAATTATACATGATTTTATGCCATCAGAGTACGCCTACGAGATAGAAGGCGAGTTTAGTAGAACAGAAGATTTTGACGATAGGGTTGATGTTATACCTGTTTCAGATCCGAATGCCGCTACAATGTCACAAAGGGTGATGCAATATCAGGCAGCTTTGCAGTTAGCGCAGCAAGCGCCACAGTTGTACGACATGGGTAAGCTACATAGACAGATGCTAGAAGTTTTAGGTATTAGTGATGCAGCCGACATCATTAAGCTACCGGATGACATCAAAGCAAAAGATCCTGTGACCGAAAACATGGCAATGTTGAAGCAAGAGCCTGTTAAGGCGTTTATGTATCAAGATCACGAAGCGCATATTCAAGTTCATATGGCTGCTATGCAAGACCCAAAAATACAACAGATTGTAGGTCAGTCTCCGTTTGCTAGTGCTATACAAAGCGCAATGTCTTCTCATATCACAGAGCATGTTGCGTACCAGTACAGAAAAGAAATACAAATGCAGCTTGGTGTGGAGATGCCAGACGAGGATCAGCCACTTCCAGAGGATACAGAACAAGAAATTTCCAGACTTGCAGCTCAGGCAGCTCAAAAACTACTTGGCAAAAACCAAGCAGAAGTTGCAGAGCAAGAAGCAGAACAGGCTGCAAAAGACCCTCTTACTCAAATTCAACAGAAAGAAATTCAAATCAAAGAGCAAGAGCTTATGCATAAAATTGATATGGATAAGGCCAAACTGAAGATTGATGCTCAATCAAAAATGGGTAATCTTGAGATACAGGCTGAAAGAATTAAATCAGAGAACAAACGTGCTGGGGCTTCTATTGGTGCCAGAATTGCTACTGATTTGGACAAAGAGCAAAGAAAAGATAAACGTGAGGGAGCTAAACTTGGCCTAGAGATAGCCAAGGAGCTTGATAAGTCTAGTGAGTGATCCTTTAGTAGTTGTCATTAAAAGCAGGATAGCTGAGTATAAAAGTTCAATTGAACTTTTTCTTGCTGAGGGCGGTGCTAAAACGCAAGAAGATTACTTTAAGCTTACAGGAAAATACGAGGCGTTTAGAGTTTTAGAGAACGATTTATCAGAAATTGAAAAAAGATATATTGAAAGCTAAAAAAAATTTGTTTAAGTTCCAATTATTCGCGGATAGGCCGCGCAGGGCAACGGTGAGCCTTTAAATCACTGCAATGGGTGTAATATGGTTGCGACAGTAAAAGTCGATAACACGAAGGTAAATGAAGACCTTCAAGCAAAACTACCAGAACCTACGGGATACAGGCTTCTGATAGCACTTCCAGAGATTGACGAGAAAACAGAGGGCGGAGTATTTATGCCTGATGGACTTCGTAAAGACGAATCAACAGCGTCAATTATTGGATTTGTAATTAAATCAGGTCCAGATGCTTACTCGGATAAAACGAGGTTTCCTAACGGAGCTTGGTGTAACGAAGGCGATTTTGTTATTTTCAGATCGTATTCTGGCACTAGGTTTAAAGTTCAAGGTAAAGAATTTCGTTTGATAAACGATGACACTGTAGAAGGTGTTGTTGATGATCCAAGGGGGTACACAAGAGCATGAATAAGGCAGCAGAACAAGATGTTGATTTTGATGCAACTGAAAAACAAGATGTTGATGAATCTCAAGAAATACAGGTTGAAATAGAAGATGTAGCTTCAGAGACGGAAGCTCCTGTAGAGGCACAAGAAGAGCCAAAACAAGAAGCCGATGAAGATGAGCTTAGTTCTTATAGCGAAAGCGTTCAAAAAAGAATTAAAAAGTTAACTTGGGAAAAAAATGAGGAAAAGAGGCGGGCTGAGGAAGCAAATCAGCTTAAAGAAGAAGCTGTTACTTTTGCTCAAACTGTTTCCGACAAGTATAATAATTTAAATAAATCTTTTGAAAATAGTCAGGGTGCGCTTGTTGATCAGGCAAAGGGCAGGGTTGAGTCTCAAATTGCTGAGGCCAAACAGAAGCTAAAAGATGCTCATGAAGTAGGGGACACGGATGCCCTTGTAGAGGCTCAAGCAAATCTTACAAACCTTCAAAACGAAAAATTTAGGTACGATAATTACGTCCCTAAAAAACAGGAAGAGGTTACGCCTCCGCAATCAGTACCAGAAAAAGCGCAGCAAGAAAAAGCAAAACCACCTAAAGAAGCTATGGATTGGCTAGAGGAAAATCCTTGGTTTCAGGCACAAGGCAGGGCAAATCAGGCCATGACTGGTTATGCACTTGGTGTACACGCACATTTAGTTGCGACTGGTGTTGAATTAAATTCAAAAGAATATTATAGTGAAATTGACAGTGCTTTGAAAGAAGCATTTCCAAACAAATTTGGTGCTGTCGCTGTGGAGCCAGCGTCACAACAGCCCAAAGCAGGCAACGTGGTAGCCCCTACGTCTAGAACGTCTAAAAAGCCACGCCAAGTGAAGTTGTCTCCTTCTGCAGCCGCACTCGCCAAGCGGCTTGGATTAACAAAAGAACAGTATGCGGCGCAACTATTGAAGGATAATGGCTAATGGCTGAAAGAACTCCACGCACTACAGAAACAAGAGAAAAGACAGAACGTAGAAAAGGCTGGTCTCGACCATCAGCGCTGCCTACCCCCGAACCACAGGACGGATTACACTTCCGTTGGATTCGCACAGCAACTTTGGGTAACAGTGATAATACTAATGTTTCAGCTCGTTTTCGTGAAGGTTACACTCCAGTTAAGGCTCAAGATCATCCTGATTTAAATGTCGTGTCTGATATCGATTCAAGATTTAAGGACAACATTGAGGTGGGTGGACTACTTTTATGTAGTATACCTGCAGAGATAGCGGAAGAGCGTACTCAGTATCAACTGGATCAGGCTCAACATGCACAAGATGCGGTGGATCGTAATTTTATGAGAGAAAACGACCCTCGTATGCCTGTGTTGAACCCTGAACGTTCGACCAGAACTTCATTTGGAAAGTAACCCTTTTAGGGGAGCTTTCTACTAAACTTGGTTAGGAGAATGAGCAAATGGCTACTACAGCAGCTCCCTATGGCCTCAAGCCCGTAAAACGTGCGGATGGTCAGCCCTATGCAGGGGCAACTTCTGAATACCTAATCGACCCAGCTGGCGAAGCGACTAATATATTTTTTGGTCAAGTCGTTCACTTGGGAACCGATGGGTATATCGCTCTAAGCACCGCAACTGGTGCGGATGGCACTACAAACGCTCTACCGACAGGTACAAACCTGAAGGGTTCATTAGGCGTTTTTGTAGGCTGTGAATATCAAAACGCGGAAGGTCAACAGATCTTTAGTCAATACTATCCATCTGGCACAGCCAATGGTGGTGCGATTAAGGCTCTAATTGTTGACGATCCAAATGTTCTCTTTCAAGCACAGCTTGATGGAGCAGCAGCACAAGCAGATGTGGGTCAAAACACATTCTTTGCTGCGGCACAGTCAACGTCCACAGGCAGTACATCGACTGGTAACTCTACTTCCGCAATGGAAGCAGACTCAGTGGCAACAACAGCAGCTTTTCGCATTGTGAGCTTTGTTTCACCTGCGGCTGATGCGTTTCCAGATGTATTGGTTAAATTCAACCCCGGTTATCATAGCATGTCTAGTGCTGTGGCAGTTGCGTAAGGAGACTGAATAATGGCTATTTCTCGCGCCCAGCTCCTTAAAGAGCTACTTCCCGGCCTAAACGCATTGTACGGCTTGGAATACGATCAGTATGAATCTGAACATTCAGAAATATATGAGACAGAAACTTCAGACAGAAGCTTTGAAGAAGAAGTCAAACTGAGTGGTTTCGGGGCAGCTCCTGTGAAAGCAGAAGGTGCAGCGATTTCATACGATAACGCACAAGAGCATTATACTGCTCGATACAACCATGAGACCGTTGCAATGGGTTTCTCTATCACTGAAGAAGCGATGGAAGACAACTTGTACGACTCATTGTCTGCTCGATATACAAAAGCACTAGCTCGCGCTATGGCTTATACCAAGCAGACTAAGGCTGCAGCTTTGTTAAACACAGGTTTTACAAGCTTTCAGTCTGGTGATGGCGTTGCATTGTTTGCTACTAACCACCCAACAGTTGGTGGCGGTACAAACGCTAACAAGCTCGCAGTTAATGCAGACTTGAACGAAACTTCGCTAGAGCAAGCAGTTATTGATATTGCAGCGTTCACAGATGAACGTGGTTTATTGATTGCAGCTCGCCCTCGCAAGCTAATCGTTCCACCTGCCTTAATGTTTGTGGCAACAAGATTGCTGCAGACAGAGCTTCGCACAGGTACAGCGGATAACGATACAAACGCATTGCGTTCGAATGGTTCTATCCCTGAAGGATACCGTGTGAATCACTATCTAACAGATACTGATGCGTATTTTATCACTACAGATATTCCAAACGGTATGAAGCATTTTGTTCGTACCTCGATGGCGACATCTATGGACGGTGATTTTGATACAGGTAACGTTAGATATAAAGCTCGTGAGCGTTATTCTTTCGGTGTTTCCGATCCGTTAGGAATTTTTGGTTCCCCCGGAGCATAAAACGTGGTATAGAGTATTTATCCCCCCAAGGGATATTTACTTCTCCCGGTAAATATAGGGGCAGCTTGCAGTAGTTGCCCCTTTCTTTTTTTAAAAAGTATGTTATTATTTTTTTGAGGGCAACATTAGCCTTGCAGACAGGACACTCCCTCACCTGACGTTGCACAGACTGCTAGGCGAAACCTTGTGCAAAGGGTATTTATTATGGCATCAACTACATTTTCAGGCCCAGTGACATCTTCTGATGGTTTTATTGGGGCAATCACATTAACAACTTACACTGTTGCAACTTTACCTGCGGCTGCTTCCTCAACAGGAACTATGGCGTATGTTTCAGACGCTTTAAAAGCCTCCGAAACAACAGGTAACGGAACAGGAAACGTAGCTTTCTCTGACGGTTCAAATTGGATTCGCGTAGATACTGGCGCTGCTGTTGGCGCATAGGAGATAAATCATGAGTAGATTTCAACCTCCTAGTGTTGAAGAATTAGCTTCTCGTGGATTGGGGCCAGACGGCAAGCCGTTAAAAACCTCAAAAAAACGAGCTAGAAACGATGACGGCACTTTGAAAGCAGACGATCCTTCTACACCTGATGTAAATGAGGCGTGGGAAGAAGAGCCTGTTAAAAAGCGTGGTCGCCCTAAGAAGAAGGGATAATTTATGTCTAGCGATGTAAAATCTAAACGTGTAACAGCCACAGGATCACTCTCAGTTGGTCCAGCTAGAATACGTCAAATCCACATACTGACTGCCTCTAGTCCGGGAAGGCTAACCATTACTGATGGAAGTGGTGGAGAAACAGTCTTGGACATAGACACAATGTCGTCTACATCAGGGTCTATAAATGTCCCAAGTGATGGCATTAAGGTGGGTGATATCCATGTTTCTGCAGCAACTAATATAACAGCAGCAACTATATTCTATAATTAGTGCTATGGCTGCTAGAAGTAAGGGTACAATGAAGGGTCATACCATCGGTGGAGGGCAAAAGCGTCCTACCAAAAAAGGTGCTGGTATGACCAAAAAGGGTGTAGCTAAGTACCGAAGAGATAACCCCGGTTCTAAGCTCAAAACCGCTGTTACAGGTAAAGTCAAAAAGGGCAGCAAGGCATCTAAAAGAAGAAAGTCTTACTGCGCTAGATCTGCTGGTCAGATGAAGAAGTTTCCTAAAGCAGCAAAAGATCCTAACAGCCGTCTAAGGCAGGCTAGAAAAAGGTGGAAATGTTAAATGTCTCTATATAAAAATATCGCTAAAAAAAGAGCTAGAATCAAAGCTGGCTCAGGTGAAAAGATGCGTAAAAAGGGAGCTAAGGGCGCACCTACAAACGCAAACTTTAAAAGAGCGGCTATGACCGCAAAAAAGAAACCAACCAAAAAAAAGAAAAAATAGTAGGTCATGCGTAATTATAGAAAGGAGTATGACAACTACCACAAATCTCCTAAACAGAAGAAAAGAAGAGCTTCTAGAAACGCTGCAAGATCTAAGATGGCTGCAGCAGGAAAGGTAAGAAAAGGTGATGGAAAGGATGTTGATCACAAGAATGGCAATCCTCGTGATAACTCTAGAAAGAACCTTAAAGTAAAGACAAAGGCAAAAAATAGGAGTTTTCCAAGAAACTCTAAGGCCAAGAAACGGTAGGACAAGATGGCAGTAGTTACCCCAGATTTACCTGATTTATTTGAAGAAGCTTTTGAGCGAGCTGGCTTAGAGTTAAATACTGGCTACGATCTTAGGACAGCTAGAAGAAGTTTAAACATAATGCTTCTTGAGTGGCAGAATAGAGGGTTAAATCTGTTTACTATAGATTCAGGAACTCTGTCTTTAACGGAGGGAACCGTATCATATGATATGCCTCAAGACACTATAGATCTTATAGAGCAGCATATACGGACAGGCAGTGATAATGATCAAATAGACACGAATGTTGAAAGAGTTTCTGTATCTACATACGCAAATCAGTCCAACAAAAATACTACTGGTAAGCCAACTCAGGTATATGTTCAAAGACTTTCTTCTTCTACAAAGCTAACCTTCTGGCCTGTTCCAGACCAAGACTACACTTTTGCTTACTTTAGATTGAAAGGCATAGACGGTCTTTCTTCAGGGGCAGGAACAGTAGCTTCTGTACCTCCTAGATTTGTGCCATGTCTTACAGCAGGATTGGCGTACTATATAGCAATGAAAAAGCCAGAAGCGGCCTCTAGAGTAGTTCCATTAAAACAAGAGTACGAGTTTCAATTTGAGCTAGCTGCAGGGGAAGACTCAGAGTCTTCGTCTATTAAGTTTGTTCCTTACGATACATTTATGGCAGGTGGTTGATGGGTTCGGCTAGAGCTAAATATGCATTTGGGTTCTGCGACAGAACAGGAACAAGGTATCCTTTGGAGGATCTTGTTGATGAGTATAGAAACGGGTCAAAGACTGGGTTAAAAATAGGAAGAGATGTTGTGGATGCTGACCATCCACAAAACTTCCTAGGCAAGCTAAAAATAAACGATAATTTAAATCTTCCATTTTCCAGACCAGATAGCGCTCTTATAGCAAGCAGACAGCTTTTTGGTTGGAACCCAATATGGAACCCAGCTCAGTATGCAATAACATCAGTAGGTAAAGTGAAAATAGTAATTTCCTAGATTTGATAAATTAAACATGTTAAAATAAGTTCAATTGAACTTTAAGACCTAAAATTAGACCAAAGAAGAAAGGATGATAGTATGCCTCAAGGTGCTGGAACGTATGGATCAAAAAAAGGAAGACCTCCTAAAAAGAAAATGGGCGGAGGATCTATGAAACCTGTGCCTGCAGGTAGTAAAGGATTGTCCAAGTTGCCAACAGAAGTTCGCAACAAAATGGGTTATATGGCTTATGGCGGTTCTACCAAAAAAATGAATATGGGAGGAACCTGCAGAGGAATGGGCAAAGCTAAGCAGGGCGGCAAGTACGGTAGAATGGGGTAAGTTCAAATGAACTACACAGAGTTAAGTCAAGCTATAACTGACTATACCGAGAACACTGAGTCCTCGTTTGTAGGAAATATACCTACATTTATACGTCAAGCAGAGGAGAAGATACTTAGACAAGTTCTTATACCAGAGCTTCGAAAGGCTTCTACAGGTGCTACTGTTGCTAACTCTCAATATCTTGCCAGACCATCTGATATGATTGCTGTGTACTCTATAGCAATACAAGATAGTGGAGGTAACTGGGAGTATCTTTTAAATAAAAATGTTACCTTCATAAAAGAGGCATATCCTGCAGACCCGAAGTCTAGGCCAAAATACTACGCGCAGTTTGTGGGTGGAACTAGCACGACACCGGGCTTCTTTATATTAGGGCCAACACCAGATGCTATTTATAGTGTGCAAATAAATTATTATTACGATCCCCCGTCTATCGTCAATGCAGGAACAACTTGGCTGGGCGACAATGCTGAGACAGCCTTGTTATACGGTTCTTTATTAGAGGCGTACTCGTATATGAAGGGTGATGCTGATCTTATGGCTCAGTATAGGGAGCAGCATAGTTTAGCAATGCAGGCTTTCCAAAAGGTTGGAGGTTTGCTACAGCAAGATGGCTACAGAAATGGAGAGGAGGGCTACGGCCCTAATTGATAAATGTTTAAGTTTCAAGTAGATGTACCAAAAGATCCGATTGTCAGCATTCAAACTACTGACAAAAGAGGATTTACACCTGATGAGATTGCAGAGAGGTGTGTCGGAAAGCTTATAGATGTTTCTGATGGCGCTCATCCTGCTATAAGAGATCAAGCAAAAGCGTTTCAAAAACACATGGAGAAGGTGGTTGCATTTTATATGCGAGAAGCTATTCGCAGTGACCGAACAACCGTGTATAATGCCCTTATCGATGCAGGGCATCCTAAACTTGCCGAACTAATAAGGAGATTATGATATGGCGTTTACTGGCAACTACATGTGTACGTCCTTCAAGCAGGAATTGCTGACAGGTCAACACAACTTTACTACAGGGCAACATTTGTTTAAATTAGCGATGTTTACAAACAGTGCTTCTTTTAATGCCGCAACTACTGCGTATACAACTTCTAATGAGGTTTCTGGATCAGGGTACACTGCAGGTGGTGGCAACTTAACCAATGTCACACCTACAACAAGTGGCACGACAGCTTTGACTGACTTTAATGATCTTACCTTTACGACAGCTACGGTCACAGCTAGAGGCGCTTTAATATATAATACTCAAACAAATGGTGGCAGCAATACTACTGATACTGTTGTCGTTTTGGATTTTGGCTCTGACAAAACATCTACAGCGGGTGATTTTACTATTCAGTTTCCAACAGCGAGTGCCTCAGACGCGATTATCCGCATAGCGTAGTATCGGAGGTGGCACTGTGGTTACCTTCGCAGACAGAGTAAAAGTTAATACCACGACCACTGGAAATGGCGATATATCTTTGGGACAAGCCGCAGTGGGCTATCAAACTTTTGCGGCTGCTGGAGTGTCGGATGGTGATGAGGTTAGATACGTCATTGAGGATGGTACTTCTTGGGAGATAGGAGCAGGAATATACAACTCAACTGGGACCACTCTCACCAGAAGCCTTACATCCAGCTCTACAGGTTCTCTCCTTAACCTGACAGGAAATGCAGAAGTTTTTATTAGCCCCTCTGCTGCAGACCTTGTTCTTTCTAGCAACGCTTACAACTCAACAAAATTTACTTCTACCGCAGGTCAAACCACGTATACTTTGAATTATGTTGTGGGCGCTGTTGATGTTTTCTTTAATGGAGCAAAGTTAACTGGTTCGGACTATACAGCGACTAATGGGACATCAATCTTGCTTTCGGACGCAGCAGACTTAGACGATATAGTAGAGGTTGTTGAGTATGGTATATTTAATACTAACCTTTCTACTTTTGGTAATAATTTTAATTTGCCCTCTACAGATGGAACAAGCGGTCAAGTTCTTGGCACAAACGGAAGCGGAACATTAAGTTTTATAGATGGGGGTTCAGGGGGAGGAAGCGCCAGTCTGGACGCTATAACAGTTATACCTTCAAGAACAGTTACATCTAATATCACAGTTAGCTCAACACAAAGTGCTTTCTCTGTTGGTCCTATAACTATACAAAGTGGTGTAACTGTAACCGTTCAATCTGGCGGTAGATATGTAATGATATGAGGCTACTATGGTTAAATCAAATAATAGAAAATTTGGCGATGTAGGTGGTGCAGGAGCCAAAGATTTTGGCGCAAACCCACTATTATTCGCAAATGTGTATGCAACTGAAGCTGATCTACCTTCAGCAAGCACATATCACGGTATGTTTGCACACGTTCACGCAACAGGAAGAGCTTACTATTCACATGCAGGTAATTGGATTAAATTAGTTGAAGAGGACAGCTCTGGGAATATTGCCGTAACTGGTACAGTAGATGGGAGAGATGTTTCAGCAGACGGAACCAAATTAGACGGAGTGGAGTCTGGAGCTACATCAGATCAAACAGCCGCAGAAATACGAACCCTAGTTGGTAGTGCTACAGATAGTAATGTTTTTACCGATGCAGATCACACAAAACTAGATGCCATTGAGTCTGGAGCTACAGGTAATCAAACAGATGCAGAGATAAAAGTAGCGTATGAGAATAATTCGGATACAAATGCTTTTACAGACGCGCTTCAAACTAAATTAAACGGCATAGAGGCTAGCGCAACTGCTGACCAGACGGCTGCAGAAATAAGAACTCTTGTTGACAGCGCCACGGATAGCAATGTCTTCACTGATGCGGATCATACTAAATTAGATGCTATAGAGACTTCTGCTACGGCTGATCAGACAGATGCAGAAATTAAAACCGCATACGAAAACAATAGCGACACTAATGCCTTTACAGACGCTTTTGAAACAAAGCTTACAGGCATAGAGACAAGTGCGGATGTTACTGATGCCACCAATGTGGCTGCTGCAGGCGCTGTTATGGAAGGCGACACCACAACGGCAAGTATGAGTTTTGTTGTTGATGAAGATGATATGACATCAGATTCAGCGACCAAGCTGCCAACTCAACAATCTGTCAAAGCTTATGTTGATACACAGCTTGCTACACAAGATGCTTTAAGTGAGCTTTCTGGGGACTCTGATGATATAACTCAGGGATCTACAAACCTGTTTATGACAACCTCTGAAAGAACCAAGCTTACAGGTATAGAGGCCAGTGCTACGGCAGATCAAACAGACGCAGAGATAAGAGCGGCAGTAGAGGCGGCTACAGACAGTAATGTATTTACTGATGATGACCACACCAAGTTAAACGGTATAGAAACATCTGCTACAGCAGACCAAACTGCTGCTGAAATACTTACAGCAATAAAGACTGTAGATGGCCCAACTTCTGGTTTAAATGCCGATTTATTAGATGGTAATGAAGCTACATATTTTCTTAACACATCTACTGTTTTTGGTGGAGATGCATCTGGAACTTATGATGCTATTGTAATAGCAGATGACAGCCATAATCATATTATAAGCAATGTAGACAATCTTCAAACAACACTTGATGCAAAGCTGGCTTTGGCTGGCGGTACGCTAGCTGGAAGTCTTGTTTTACATGCAGACCCTACTGCATCATTACAGGCGGCTACAAAGCAGTATGTGGACACTATTGCTTCTGCAGGATTACATTATCATCAGCCTGTTCGAGTTGAGCATCCAAGCAACCTAAACGTTACATATAATAACGGTTCGTCTGGTGTCGGAGCCACACTAACTAATGCTGGGTCAAATGCAGCCATAGAATTGGATGGTGTCACTCTTTCTTTGAACGATAGAGTTCTTGTCGCTAATCAAACCAATCAAGCGCACAATGGAGTTTACAAGGTAACCACTACTGGTGATGGCTCTACCGCATGGGTCTTAACAAGGACTACTGATACAGACAGCTATGCTCCTTCTGATCCTGATGCGTTTGGTAAAGGTGACGCATTTTTTATTAAAGAAGGAGACACAAACTCAGGTCATTTGGATGTTCTCAGCACATCAGGAGCTATTGTTTTTGGGACAACCAACATAATTTTCTCAGAAGTAGCAGAAACAACTGTATATGCGGCAGGAACAGGGCTTACACTTAGTGGTACTACCTTTTCGGCAGATCAAGCAATTGCTACTACAGCAACTCCCACTTTCGCAGGGCTAACCGTAAATGGAGACATAACCGTAACAGGAAATGTTGATGGTAGAGATGTGTCAGCGGATGGAACCAAATTAGATGGTATTGAATCGGCAGCTACAGCAGACCAAACTGCTGCTGAAATAAGAACGCTAGTCGATAGTGCAACAGACAGCAATGTTTTTACAGACAATGATCATACCAAGTTAGACAATATAGAGGCTAGCGCAACAGCAGATCAAACTGATGCGGAGATAAAAACTGCCTATGAGAACAACAGTGATACTAATGCTTTTACAGACACTTTGCTTAGTAAGCTTAACGCAATTGAGGCAAGTGCCACTGCAGATCAATCAGCGTCTGATATAGAGGCAATTGTTAGTCATGATAATTTACTAGATTATGTAGCAAACGAGCATATTAACTGGACTACAGATCAGGGCGCTACCAATATACATATTAACAATATAGTGGCGGCTAGTAATTCAACTAGTGGACTTATGGCCTCTGCGGATAAAGTAAAGCTAGATGCCATAGAAAGTAATGCTACAGCAGATCAAACTGATGCAGAGATAAAGACAGCTTATGAAAATAATAGTGATACTAACGCTTTTACAGATACACTTTTATCTAAATTAAATGGTATAGCTTCCAGTGCTAATAACTATACACACCCCAACCACTCAGGGGAAGTAACAAGTACCGCTGACGGCGCGACTGTGATAGTAGATAACGTTGTAGATGAAGCCAACTTAAAAGTAAGCAACAGTCCTAGTAATGGTTATTTCTTACAAGCTCAGTCAGGCAATACAGGAGGTTTAACTTGGGCCGCTGTATCTGCAGGGTATGCAGATAGTGATGTAAATTCACACCTCAATCAATCTTCAGCAGGAAGTAATCAAATACTTTCTTGGAATGGAAGTGATTATGCTTGGGTAGATGATGCTAATACTACCTACTCAGTAGGTGATGGAGGGCTAACTCAAAAGAATTTTACTACTACACTTAAAAATAAGTTGGATGGCATTGAAAGCGGTGCTACCGCAGATCAAACAAAAGCTGACATTGATGCGCTAAATATAGATGCTGATACTTTAGATGGACTAAATTTACATACTGGTAGAAACGATGAAGCAAATAAAATTGTAAGAACTCAAGGAAATGGATATGCTCAGTTTGGCTGGATTAATACTACATCTGGTACAGCAGGAACTATTGACAGGGTATATTGTTCACAGGATGGTTACATAAGGTATTTATCACCTGCAAACTTTAAGAGCCAATTAGGTTTAAACAATGCAGCATCAACAGGTAAAGCCATAGCAATGGCAATGGTATTCGGATAGGATTTAAGTATGGCAGCACCAAATATAGTAAATGTAACAAGTATCTTTGGAAAAACTGTAGGGTCTACTTTAAACACAAGTACTACCACTAATATTTTAGGGTGTCCTTCCAATAAAGTACTAAAAATAAATACAATTTTTGTATCAAATATAGATGGCTCTAATGATGCTACTGTGACATGCTTTTTTTTCGATAACAGTGCTAGCTCCAATAGAAGTATAGCAACTACTGTAAATGTACCTGCCGACAGCACATTAGTTTTGTTGGATAAAAATACTTCAATATATTTAGAAGAGTCTGACCAGATAAGAGCTGGAGCTAGTTCAAACAGTGATCTTACTATGGTTATATCTTATGAAGAAATAGATGACGCATAGGTATTCGAATGAGTAGGTGGCGTAGCAACGGTAGCATAATAGGCGGCGGAGGACCAAAAGATTATTCTGAAAACCCAAATGGGGTTTGGGATATCACTGCTCCTTATTTAAATTTAAACGTACCAGTATCTGGTGGGGCGCAGTTTAACGCTAGTTCAAGCGACTATGCATGGATTGTTCCTGCCGGGGTTACATCAGTAAGTGTTTTAGTAATTGGTGGTGGAGGCGGTGCTGCTGGTACTGGGTCTAACCGTGGTGGGGGCGGCGGTGGAGGCGGTGGTTTAAGTTATATGAATAACTTCTCTACAACTCCGGGCACAGGATGGACTGTTAGAGCGGGTGTGGGAGGTCTTGGTGGTAGTAATAATCAAGCTCAAGGAGGTGTTGGGGGGCAATCTTATTTTTGGAACAATACTAAGTTACTTGGGGGCGGCGGTGGTGGAGGCAGTGCTGCTCCATCAAGTGGTAGCGGATTTTCTGCTTCTGGAGGATCTGGAAATAGTGGAACCCTATCAGAAGGTGGAGGAAACGGAGGATTTGGAGGAGAATCTAATTACAACAACGCTGGAGGAGCAGGCGGTGGTGCTGGAGGGTATTCAGGTAATGGCGGTAACGGTGCTTCAGGAAACTCTAACGTTGGAGGAAGTGCAGGCTCTGGAGGCGGTGGAGGCGGTGGGAATACAAACTCATCGAATTGCTTTGGTGGTGGCGGAGTAGGAATATTTGGAGAAGGAACAAGCGGAGCATTCGGCGCAAATGGAGGTTCAGGAGGAACTAATGGTGTTTCTACCAACTTTGGTTCTGTTGGTGGAGCGTATGGAGGCGGCGGCGGTGCTGATGATGATGATTTGACTGTAAGCGGTGGAAATCGTTCTGGTGGGGGAGGAGCTGGAAGAGTTCGTATAATTTGGGGTCTCAATAGGGCCTTTCCATCAACCAATACTGAAATTGAATATTCAGGTGGCTCGGAAACTATATATTCATAAAGTTCAATTGAACTTTTGGAGAAACAAATGCCTATCTTAAAGGTAAATCAAATAACTAACGCAGCGGGTACAGGCGCTCCTGACTTCGAAGATGGCATAAAATACGCTGGAAATTCCGTCTCTTCTCTTAACACATACCAATACATAGAGAGTGCTACAGCACCAAGCTCACCAAACAATGGTGCATTATGGTGGGATACTACTAACTCTGTAGTAAAAATATACGCAAACAATGCTTGGAGAACGGTTACGCTAGAAAGCGTTGACTCTTCAATTGTAAGTGTTTTGGTGGCATTAGGTTCTAATAATCTAGAAGCAACTGTAAGCTTGGGAGGATTAAGCTTTTATATCCCAACCGCCTCTTTTGGCAACAGAGGTGTATTTGTTGGTGGTTATGGTACACCAACTTCAAATTTAAATAATGATATAGAGTATATAACAATCTCAACGACAGGGAACGCTACTGATTTTGGAAACTTGGTTAACGAAACAAGAGAAGCTGCTGGATGTTCTAATGTATATCGTGGATTAATAATTGGGAGAAGGTTAAGTAATGGAGATGCTAATGGTTCAATAGATTATATAACAATTTCAACGACAGGAAACGCTACAAGCTTTGGTTCATTAAGTGTAGCAAGGTATTATAGTGCAGCACTTTCAGATGGTACTTATGGTCTTACTGTCGGTGGTAAATTTGACGGATCATCAACATGGAGTAACAATTATGGTGATGTAATAGATCGTGTTACAATAGATACAACTGGTAATGCGACTGATTTTGGAAATACAACTGTTGACTGTTATAATTGTTATGGTGTGCAAGATGCCACGAGAGGTGTGTATAGTTTAGCTACAACAAGTATAACTGGTTCTGCTGTTACCCGCCAAGACAAATCGACTGAGTATATAACTATGGCGACCGCTGGAAATGCTACATACTTTGGTGAAATGTATCAACGTGGTTTTAAACGAGCAACTGGTTCAGATGCTACTAGGGGAGTTTTTGCTCAAGGTTATAATGGAGCTTACGGATCAAATAATATGGAATACATAACCATACAAACAACAGGAAATGCCTCAGATTTTGGTGATGCTCTTGATTTATCAAGCAGTCCAGCAGGTACTTCTAATGGCACAAGAATGGTAATGGCTGGCGGTAGTGGCCCTCCTCCTAATTACACTAGATATAATAGGATTGGATATGTTACGATACAGACAACTGGCAATGCTTCGGACTTTGGTAATTTAACATCAGCCAAAGGTTTGTCGTGCGGATTTTCAGGAGCGCCATAATGACAACAATTAAAGTAGACGATATAACAAACGTAGCAGGAAACGGCGCTCCTAACTTCTCTGATGGGTTAAAATATAACGGAGCAGCTTTATCTACACTAAACACATATGAATATACATCTTCTGCTACGCAACCAAGCAATCCTAGTAATGGTTCATTGTGGTGGGATACCACCAACTCCAAAGCTAAAATATACATCAACAGTCAATGGAAAAGCGTGACACTTGCTTCAGTAGATGCCTCTACAGCCCTTGGAGTAGGCGATAGAGCTTTAGCTGCAGGAGGTGCAGGAGGTGGTAGTAATTCTGGTTTTCCTGCTTATCACAATGTTATTCTTTACTTTGACATAACTACCTCTGGCAACGCTTCTGATTTTGGAAATTTAACAGAAGGTAGGTATGCTACTGAAGGAGCCTCTAACGGTTCTAGAGGAATGTTTATAGGTGGAGGAAATAATGAACTACTTAATGCAGTACCTACTGGTGACCCTATTTATGGAAACACTATAGACTATGTGACTATATCAACTACTGGTAATGCTACTGACTTTGGAGATTTTAATGCTTCTGACGGAAAACAAGGTAGACGGTATGGAGCAGCGTGTCACAATTCCGTAAGAGCTGTTTATGGAGGAGGTGTATGGAACGCTTCGGCTGCAAATAGTGCTAGTTCTGCTGGCGAGTACACAAAACAAATGCATTATTTTACTATAGCCACTACTGGTAATGCTACTTTATTTGGTGACATGGATATGAGCGCTTATGGCAGAGATACTAGATCTAAATTAGGAGGTGCAGCTAATGCAACCAGAGGAATATTTAGTGGAGGAATATATAGAAATAACCCCTTTTCTGGTGGAAATTTAAATGGCAATGTTTTGGATTACATCACAATAGATACAACTGGTAACTCTACTGATTTTGGAGATTTATTAGCTGCAAGAACCCAACATGGTTCCTGCGCTAATTCTACCAGAATTTTGTTTTGCGGAGGAGTAGTTGCAGGATCTGGTGATAGCAATACTATTGAGTATGCGACAATAGACACAACTGGCAACGCTTCTGATTTTGGAGATTTAACTCGCGTTAAAAGGTCTGTAACATGTACAAATAATGAAACGAAAGGACTTATTATAGCTGGAAGAAATAGTAGTCAAAGTCCATATCTTTTCCAAGAAATAGATATAGTAACTATAGCCACTACAGGAAACGCTACAGATCATGGAGATCTGTTTACTGGCAGTGCAGGGTCTACGGCTGCCATGGGTAGTCTATCAGGAGCAGCATCATGAGTGATTTTGTTAAAGTAAAGAAACTTACAAACGCTGCTGGGTCTGCAGCAGTAAATTTTCCTAATGGTATTAATATAGCAGGATCAGACAGTGGCATTACAGGAGTTACACATACCGTATCAGGTACAGAGCCTTCTACACCTGCTAATGGGGATACTTGGTACGAGACAACAAACGAAATTTACTATGTTCGTATGGATAATAATTGGAAAAACTGGTTAGGAACAATTCCTCCAATACCTACTAGAGGATCTAGAGGATGGAGTTCAGGAGGTAGAACTGGAGAAAGCGCAACTAAAGTTGGAAGTGAAAACTTACAATACTTTGATATATCGACCCAAGGCAGCACAACTATAGCTGATGATATATTTTCATCTTTTTATACAGCCGCTATTGGGTATCAGGCTAATGGAACTAGAGGTTCTGACTGCTTGCAAATTGGTGGTAATAATAGTGGGAATACTTCTTATCAAATTATTGTCAAATTTAATTGTGCTACTTTAGGATCGGCTCAATCTCACGGGAGTTTAGTTTCGTGGTTGTCAGATAATAGTGACGCTTATTATAGTTATGATAACGACACAAATCAAAATTGGATGAACAACGGCTCTATAAGTGACGGAGATAGATGTGTCTTTCAGGCTGGCTACTATCATGCTGGTAACAACGGAACAGGCTCATTTCATGCAGATATTGGTTATTGCAGTATTGAAACCTCTCAAGACGCTCAAAACTTTGGTGATTTAACACAAGCTCGCAGAGGTCCAGCTTCGGGAAATGATCCTACAAGGGCGGTATTTTCTAGTGGTGGTTCATCTAGTACTTCAGGATCGAATAGAATAGACTACGTTACTATACAAACAACTGGAGATGCTACCGATTTTGGAGATTATACCTACAGTATGAGACTAGCCGCAGGAGCAGCTAATGCTACAAGATTTATTGAAACTGGTGGAAATTACAATTCAGGAAGTGTTAATACATTATATAATTCACATACTGCTTATATCACCATACAGACCACAGGTAATGCTACAACATTTGGAAACTTGACAGTAGCAAGGAACGGTCATGCTTGTATGAGCGATGGTACTTATTGCGTAACATCTTGTGGCAAGGTAATAGGAACACCTAACTATACATTAGTTAGAGAATATCAATCTTTTGATACATTAGGTAATGCTACACAGTTTACTGACCTTGCAGGTAAAGGGGTAGAAAACACTTCAGGTGGGTCAGGAGCAGCATCATGAGTACATTAAAAGTAAATACTATAAGCAACAACGGAACTGAAACGGATACGCCACAAGGCTTTACCATAGCAGGTAACTCTATAGTTCAGGGATATACAGAAAGTGCAAGTGAACCTAGTGTTCAGCCAAATGAAGGCGACATCTGGTGGGACACAACAAACTCCGTTGTAAAGAGGTATGTTAATGATACTTGGAGAACTATAACGACTATTTCTATATCTGCTGCTGATTTTTTTGGTGATCGAGGTGTATTCTTGGGTGATTATTCTAATGGAACTGGCGCAGCATCAACAGACATGGACTACATAGATATTACTACCACAGGCAACGCTTCAGACTTTGGTGATTTTCATAGTGGGTCAGCGTTTGAAGCTAAAGCCTGTAGCAGTGGTTCTCGTATTATTTTCAGCGTTGCTCAGGATGGAGATCCTGACAGCAGTGGTTCAGGAACAAACAACCGTATTCTTTACATAACTCCCTCCACCCCCAGCAATAGTTCAGAGTTTGGCGACATGACAGTATCAGGTAGAAGAGGGGCTGCAGGTGATGGCGCAAGAGGTTTATTTGCTGGAGCCTCTGTTTCTAACAGTACATTTTTAAATACTGTGGATTATGTAACTATTGATACAACAGGAAACGCCGTTGATTTTGGTGACCTAACAACAGGCTGCACTCCTATTGGAATAAGCAATGCAACTTATGCTATATTTGGTTTAAACAGAAAAGAAGGAAGTGGTTCTTATCCGCAAACTCTTGGTACAACATTAAACGGTATAGATCGTTTAGTGGTTCAAACTCTTGGTAATGCTACAGACTTTGGAGATATAACTGTGAGCAGGCACAGCTATGCTAGTGGTTGTGATGCTACGCGAGGTTGTTTTTCAGGAGGAGAGACATCAAACCTAGCTTATACTACTACAAATGTTATAGACTATATAACCATTGCCACACCTAGTAACGCTATAGATTTTGGAGATCTTTCTGATAATGGTATTGGCTCAAACGGCAGAGCAAGGTCAGGAGGAACCTCTAATTCCACTAGGTGCGTAAACGGAGGTGGCTATCAGTATTATGCTCCTAGCAGCAATTGGCTTGCTAGTAGATCTATAGACTACTGGACAACTCAAACCCTTGGTAATTCTTCTGACTTTGGTGATTTGTTACATTCTAGAACTAATTTGGGGGCAAGCTCAGGGGCGGCATCATGAGCGAAGCTGACGAAATAGAAGACATTACCAATGCTGCAGGAACAGGTACTGTAGATTTTCCTAACGGATTAAATATAGCAGGTTCCAATAGCGGTATAGTTGGTGTTAAGCATACAGTATCGGGAACCGCACCCTCCATTCCATCAAATGGAGATACATGGTACGATGATAATGCTAGTATATATTATGTCCGTATTAATAACGAATGGAAAGCTTGGTTAGGAAGTCCTCCTGTCTATGCGAGTACCTTCACTAAAGGACAAGTTATAGACACTGAAGATTTAGAAAATGCTTCAGGCTTCACTAGTTTTCATAGCCAGTCTCAATTCAATAGCAACGGCACTAAATGGTTCGTTGCTACCCTTGATACCAATCAATACGATGTGTTGTTCGAGGAATGGGATTTAGGTACGGCATACGACTTGTCTACAGCAACTTATAACCAATCAATTTATAAAAATATAAATGTAGAGCAAGGCGGCGTTCGAGCCATGACATTTAATGGAGATGGAACGAAGTTATTAATTTGGTGTAGAACCCCTGCTGGAAGTAGCCCAAGAGCGAGAGCGTATACGTTCACACTTAGCACTGCCTATGATATAAGTACTCTTTCTTCTGTTCCTTCGTATTTTCAAACAACAGGTGCGAATGGATTCGATGGCTCTGCTGGTGGTAATGGTAAGAGCTACACTTGGACACCAGATGGTAGCGTTTTGTATGCATCAGAACATACATCAAGAGTTTGCAAAGTAGAGGTAGGAACAAACTACGATATAACCAGTATAACTACTAGTGAACAACTTGAGTCAGACGATATGGGTATTACCCCTACTGGAACTTATATAAGTGTTCCATCGTATGGTGTAGGGTTTAGAAATAACGGAAAGCTTTGTTATATCTTACAAGGAACAAGCGACTCTATATTACACGAAACTCTCTTATCTACTCCATATGATATAACCACTGGTACTTTGCTTTCATCTGTTAATTTAGGCGACCCTCCATATTCTATAGAAAATTCACAGAATATTTTAATGACTCCAACTGATGTAATTGTGTACGGAACTCTTGGCCTCTCCAATGGGGGGTATAAGTATACATACGTTAATGTCACAAGCAATAGTTCATCTGTTTTTACTTGGGGCGGTGATAGAGGCGTATTTGTAGGTGGAGCAGGGGACAATGGTGTCTATCAGAACACTATTGATTATATTGACATATCTACCACTGGTAATGCTTCTGATTTTGGTGATTTGCGGGGGAGTGCATCTTATATAAACCAAGGTGCTTCCAATGGAACAAGAGGTGTATTTTTTGGAGGATTTCTAGGATTTTCCAATGGTGGTTATGCAGATTATATGGATTATATAACTTTTGCTACTACTGGTAATGCACAAGATTTTGGTGACATGTCGGCTAGCATAATTGGCACAACAGGAGCGAGTGACGGCACTTACGGTGTTATGTTTGGTGGACGAGAGTACGATGGGGTAACCACTACTTTCATGAATGTTATAGAATATATCACTATTGCTACAACTGGTAATACAACTGATTTTGGGGATATGACTATAACAGAAGATTTAAGAGTTGCGTCAAGTGGAGACACAAGATTGTTAGTAGCGGGAGGAAGGTCTGACAACATAACTGGTATAGAATACGTTACAGCCGCTACCCCCGGTAATGCTACTACTTTTGGAAACTTAAATAGGCCAATGACCGCTGGTGGATCTGCTTCAGACTCTATTAGAGCTTTATTTGCTATTGGTTACTCTAAAGTGTCTTCTCAAAATTTTTCTCGTGTTAACGATATTGAATATGTAAATGTTGCAATAACAGCTAATGCTAATGACTTTGGAGACCTTACAAATGCAAGAACTTATATGTCAGGAGTTTCAAATGGAACTAGAGGTGCATTTGGGGGAGGCATACTTGATGGAAATAATCATCAAAATGTAGTTGATTATATTGTGATACAAACCACAGGCAACGCTACTGACCTTGGAGATCTGACTGTAGCTAGAGGTCTTCTTGGCGGTGCATCAGGAAACGCAGCATAGGAGAGCGTAATGGGAAAAAAGACTAACGTAGTAAAGAAACCAATAACATTTTCACTGCCGATAGAGGCATCTGAGAATATAAATCAGGTGGCGGCAGCTAGAGTGGCAGAGATGCTACCAGAGATAGATCAGGCGACTAGAGCTTTTGATCGTAATAACTCAGCAACAACTTTGTCTATGATGACACTGACGATGCTTAACGGTCACTCACCGATGCGTATGCTTCGGCAGATCACAGCAGAAGTCGAGAAACGTAAGATGGCACTTGCAGAGGCACAGGTAGGACATGCCAAACAACGTGTAAAGATCTTGGAGCTTGAGGAAGAAGATGACATTGTTTCTGAAGCAGAGTTAAAAGCGGCACGACACGGTCTTACAATGATGGAGCATAAGATAAACGGCTCTATTAAAGATATTGCGGTTCTTATAGACAGCTATGAGAATGTAAAAGAAAACTTTGACATAGATGAGTGGGATGAAGAAGCTTTTGAAAGAGAGGAGAAGCGTCACCATGTTAGAAGAGGTTTTGAGCTTATGTACCGTAATCTTATGGATGGTGGTCGTGCTTCAACGGCTACTATAGAATACATGCAGCAATACGGTGTGCATCCACAAGTGGCTATGACGGAAGTGTCTGGCTATCTTCAACATACAGCAGACCGTATAAAACAGCATGTACTGCCTCATTCTAACGATTTGGAAGAGTTTCTAGATCAAATGGCAGACAAGTATTACAAAAATGCAGACAAGACTGCAGAAAGAATATTTGGAAAAGCGGATTTCTTAAATCCAGAATATATGCTAAGAGTAGAGAAGTCGGAGGAAAAAGATGATACTTGAGTACAAACTACATATGACTCCGGGTGGTATGAAGGCACCAGACTGGATAGATGACGGTGGATACTTTGCTGAAGGTAATAAGTTAATAGGATGGACAAGAGACAATCCAGAATTTTATATACCCAATACAGTAGTAGTGCTAACCCCTGCTGAACTAGAAGCAAAAATTCTAGCGCAACATGCAAAAAACACTTTTCAAGTAGAAGACGAAGAAACGGGGGATGTCAGGGATATGACTAATGCAGAGGTTTCTGCGATGGTTGATAACTGGGTAGAGTCTAAATCGTAAGGTCTATTTAAATGTTTGGTATTAACCCCCTAGCAGTACGTCCAATACCAGACGACTTTGATGAAATCCGCTCGGTATTTCCCTTTGGGGTTGAGGGAAAGGCAGGAATACAATCAGACGTTATACGCAACGTAACTGTAGCGCCTGCAACGTCAGGCGGCGGAAATCGTTTTTATATAGATGGTGTGGAGAACCCTGCCCTAACTCTTAGGAGAGGCACTAAGTACACCTTTGATGTTTCTGATGTTAGCAACACAGGGCATCCTCTTAGATTTAAAGATGGCAATGGGTATAGCTATCTTACAAATGTAATAATTACAGGCGTTCAAGGTAATGCAGGCGCTACAGTAGAGATAACTGTGGCAGCAGATGCTCCTGACTCACTGAGATATTACTGTACCGTTCATGGCAATGGTATGGGTAACTCTATAACTGTTGCTGAATTTATAACTATACTCATAGAAGGCAACGTAGAAACAACTGGTCTTTCTGGTGTAAGTGGGGTGGGCGAAGCACGGTTTGTTCACTTCTTTGACGTTACTGGAGAAGAGGGTACAGGTCAGGTAGGCGCACCAAACATTGCCCTAGGCATCACTATTCCAGAGGATCACGGTACACTTGGACTTGTTACTGACTCCAGACCTCTAACTCCCCTTAGTGGTGCTGTAGGGTCTTTAGATTTCTCATTAGATTGTGTCTTAGAGGTTACAGGTGTAGAGGCAGAAGTCCAACTTGGTGTGCCGATACGCTTTGAGACAGTAGAGCTGCAAGATGGATTTGAGGCTGCTGCAAGCGTAGGTGATATTAATGTAGACCTACAACTTGATGTGCCGCAAACGGGTCTTCAAGGGACTACAAGTGAACCAATTGTAAGTACAATAACTTCTAACACCTTATCAATACTGCCAGATTTAAGAGCAGACGCAAGCGTAGGTGAGGTTACTTTATCAACTGAGAATGTTCTGGCGGTAGTAGGTCAGCAGGCCACATCAAGCGTTGGGTTGTTTGAATTATCTCTTGAAGTTGTCATCGATCAAACAGGGCTAGAAGCCAACGGAGTAGTAGAAGACACAACTATAATTGCTGTAACCGATCAGGTCATCAGTATTACACAACTGCAAGTATCTTCTGGGTTTGTTGGCACAATAGGAGAGCTTTTTGATGGAGGTGACATAAGGGCTGAAGCCAATGTTTTAGTCTCTGGGCTTAGTGTAACAGCATCTACAACTGATATAACAGAGTACAACTTCTCAACAACGTACAAAGATATTATAGGCGTTGGTGCTTCCACAGCAGTTGGTTTTGTTGACGTTAAGATGAGGGTTGATGTAGTAGTGCTTGCTGAAGACTTCTTTATGACTGCAAACACAGGTCAATCTAAAGTATTCGATCTTGTCAATCCTTCAGCTTTTGTAACCATAGATCCTTTTGAATCAGTTGATTTAGCAGATTCTGGAGTTCCTATTGATGACGTATGGTCAGACTTACCTGCACAGCTTGCAGAAGAAGACTTTGCTTTAGATTCTCCACCTATAACTGATACTTTTGTTCCGTTGAATTTATCAGGAGATTTTTCGGGATCTGAAGTATCTTCTAGTATAAGTATAAAAAATACTTGGGAAGAAACATTGCCAGATGTTATTGCTCCAACGGAGCCATTGCCCGAAGTGGACACATCAGGCGGAAGCATTACATACACACCCTTGCAAGAAGAACTGGCAACGAATACCTACGATGAAGTTGATGTAAGCGAAAATACAGTATATAATGACGAAGAACCCGATCAAGAAGAATTTGAAGGCGGAACCATATTGGATGCGGCATAAGTTCATTTGAACTTTTTTATAGGAGCATAACATGCCTAGTACATTTACAACCAACACAGGTATAGAAAAGCCCGGACAGGGTGAGCAAAGCGGTAGCTGGGGTATAACCGTAAATACTAACATGGATATTGTGGACAGGGCGCTGAATGGCTCGGTTAACATCACTTTGACTGGGTCAACCAGTACAATAACTACTAATGACGGGTCTTTATCAAACGGTCACTTCAAAGTTGTAAACTTCAACGGCACATTAGCAGCACCACATACTATCACCATTGCTCCACCAGACTCTCAAAAAATTTATTTTATAAAGAATAATACAAATAGGACATTAACTTTTACTCAGGGTACTGGTCAGGTGACAGCTACAGTCGTTAGTAACGCTTTTGGAATAGTGTATGCTGACGGAAGTGATGAGTGTTTCAATTTAAGCTCTACTGTGTCTATAAACACGTTACAGATTAATGGCGAGCCAGTCACATCTTCAGCTACAGAACTTAACGTCTTAGACGGAATATCAGCTACTCTTTCAGCTTCGGAGCTTAGTATACTGGATGGGGTTACTGCAGATAAAGATGAGATAAACACTCTTAATGGCGTTGCGGCTACATTAACTTCTGCAGAACTTAACGTATTAGATGGGTTCACTGGCGATACAGCCGATCTTAATTTTTTGAAATCCTTAAACGACACAGGAACAACTAGTACTCAGTTCGGTCATATAGGAACTGTTACAGGGAACGTACAATCTGCGTTAGACACTCTAACAACAGATGTTTCAGGCTTAACTAGTGACAAGCTAAATAAGTCAGGTGGCACTGTAACAGGTGCTGTAAAGTTTAACGATAACGTAAAACTTAATTTGGGTACAGGTAGTGATGCAGAAGTTTATCATAACGGAAGTAATCTTTTATTTGATATGAATGCTGACGATGACATTATTTTTAGAGATGGCAACAACAGCAATGCGTCACGGTTTACTTTTGACATATCTAGCGGAAATTTTACAGCCACAGGAAACGTTACAGCTTTCTCTGATGCCGCGCTCAAAACCGACATAACTACAATAGACAATGCCTTGGATAAGGTGGCTGCTATGAGAGGTGTGTTTTTTAATAAAGATGGAGAGAGAGGCGTTGGCGTAGTGGCACAAGAAGTGCAGAAAGTTATACCAGAAGCCGTATTTGATGGAGGTGAGTATTTGTCTGTAGCATATGGAAATTTAGTTGGTGTACTTGTTGAGGCAGTAAAAGACCTCAAGTCTCAAGTAGAAGAGCTAAAAAATGCCTCTTCCGACTAGTGGCAACCTATCTTTAAACGATATACACTTAGAGGTCGGTGGCGACAATCAAGACCTATGTGGTATGAACGATGCAGATTTTAGGCTTCTCGTAAACAAAGGTGATCAAGATCAGCAATCTATAGTTGAGTATAGAGGAAAAAGTGCTGCTTTTGAACTTTCAGAAAAAAGTTTTTTCTTTAGGGTTGCGCCAACAAGCACTGCAACTTGGACACCACCGGGTAGGGGTGTAAACAATGTAGCTGTTAATGGATATGCACATCCAAAACATATGATACCTGCAACTCAGGTTGATGATAACGAATACCTTTGTACAAATTTTTATGACAACAATCATCCAACCACAGTAGGGAACAAGTTGTTTCTTGCAAAAATGAATAGAGCAGGAGGTATTTCTTGGGCTAAAGAATATACTACTTATGGAGATATGTCAGTAGGAACCAGAACTTTTCCCAATCAAAGATTAACTTTTGATCCTAAAATGTTTAAATTAGGTGGTAATTACTATGCTATTGTTTACCCTAAATATCTTCTTAATTTAGATACAGAAGGAAGCGTTGACTTTGCGACAACTGGTATTCCTTATGACGTAGGTTACGATTTTGCTGCAGGAGTGTGCAAATTCAATTCATCTGGTCAGTTTCAATGGTGTAGATATATAAACGTAAAAGCTGGCGTTGCTTCAGATTCTACACCTAATCTTGAGCGCAGTGGGGTTGCGTTTCAAAGTTATGGGCAAGGTCATTTTTTTGATAAAAATGGGTATGTTTACTTGACGGCTGTAACTACAGTAGGTGACGTTCACGACCCAGTAACAAATAATGTTACTTCGGGAGGTATCGTTAAGTTTTATTTATACAAAATTAGTTTACTAACAGGGTCTGTAGAGGATACAATAGCTCTCTCTTCAACTTCTGTGCAAACACAGCCCACAAATTTATTCTTTCAAGGCTTCTCAAAATATGGAATTGGCGCTCACGAAGACGATCCGTCAAAATTTTACATACACATAGAACTTGAAAATGATCTTGTGTATTGGGAGGTTGATATATCTGGCAGTTCTATGTCGTTGGGTACTGAAAGAAGAATTGGATTTAATGTTACAAACGTTAATGAGCCTTTTATTGATGTTAGTTCTCCTGTATGGCTTCCCGATAATAAGATTAAAGTATATGCTCAAGAAGCAGGATTTAAAGGTTTTGCTGGCGCTAACAAAAACTATCTTATCAATAGAACCACGGGCGCTATTCAGCATAGCATTCCAGAATTTGGGTTTTTAACCTCAGTTGGTTATGGTGTAACTGTTGATCAAAATGATAATCTTATATACCTCAGCGGTACAGGCACGGAAATTATATTGGTCGATGCTCAAGCCCAATACAACTCCAATAATAGTATCGTAAAAATCAACAAAAACCAACAGCACACAAATGCGAATTTTTATGCAGAGAGATATATGGCTCAAGTGTATGGAACTCTTGAAAATGGAACTACAGCATTTATTCAGGGTCGTGTTTATCATATGGGTAATATTGAGACCACAAGTGGAGATGGAGATTTTGCACAATTCACTACTCAACACGGAGTTTTTGTTATAAATAAAAACAACTTATCAAGCAATGTTGGAACCTTTGGATCTAACAAATATAGGTTTTTAATTAATAATAGCGAGCAAATACCAAATGGTAGTAATGTAAATCAAGTATTTAATACGCAAAACACAGCTTTTTTTAACTATAGTAATTCTGTCGCGCCCACCGTGTTTAGCACAAGCATATTAAGCTCAGGCAGTAATTTTACCCCTATAACACCTGCTAACACAGGAGGGGATAATTATTGATTAACAATTTAACAAAAGAAGATATTGATGAGGTTGGATTAATAGCTTCTAAAAAATGTCAATTGCTTAACTATAAAGATTCTTTATTTTTCCCAGAATGTTTAGTTTTAGCGGTTCTTGTAAATAAAAAACTTGGAGGTATTCAAGCAGGTAACGTTTTGTGGAAAGACATTAAAAAATTGTCTGAAAAGTGGGGAGACGATGAAATTAGTTTTCAAAAAGATTGGGTAAACTCTTTACAAAAAAGGTATGGAGGTAACGGGCTGTCAGGTATGGAGGCTCATGGTTGGCATAAATATAAAAATAAAGATCCACAAGTAGGAGATGCTCGTGTTATAATTGCCCCTATGTTACAAGGTGGTTTAAATATATTGTTGTATAGTATAGCCTTTTGGAACTCTAAGAATTGGATGAGTATAATTAAAAATAGATATTTACCTCAAATTATGCCAGTATCATACACAGAAATGTCTGTGCTGAGAAAGAAAGAGTAACATGCCACTCCCAACATCAGGACCACTTAGTTTAAGCGATATTAACGTAGAAATAGGCAGGGCAAGTAATGCAACCTGCTCTATGAATGATGAAAATGTTAGAAATTTAATAGATGTCGGTGAGAACGGAAATCAGTCAATACAGCAATATCGTGGTCAGTCCAGAGACTTGTCATTTAACTATGAACTGATAGGCGGTGGTGGAGCAGGTGGCTTTGGTGTATCTGATGGAGGTGCATCTGGAAGAGGTGCCTCTGGGTCTGTTACTAGAATTACAGGAACAGGTATAAGCGATATAGCTGCAAATGGAGGTTTAGGTGGTAGAAATGCTGTTATAGGATATACAGTAACTGCAGGAAGGGCAGGAGAGGCGAGCATTTACGGATCTGGTGGAACAGGTGGTGGTAATGGAACTCGTGGTCAAGATGCTCCTGCTGGCTCATATGGAGCAGGTGGTGGTGGTGGTGGTCACGATACCCCAAGCTTCTTTGACAGTTCTGGTAACGCAGGAGAGGGTGGTTCTGCAGGAACTAGAATTACAGGAACGCTGTCAGTTCTGTACGGAACTGTTTTAAGTATTCAACTTGGAGCAGGTGGAGTAGGAACAGGTGGTTTAAGACGGGGTGGGGATGGCGGTATTGGCTATGTTAAAATAACAATAGGTAATACGGTACATGAGTTTACAAACAGTGGGACAGTGACAATTCAATAGGTAAGAAAATGGTTTTACAAAAATTTGAGTTTAGACCCGGAATAAATACAGAATTACCAGACTATGCTAACGAAAACGGTTGGATAGATGGAGATAAAATACGTTTTAGAGTGGGCTATCCAGAAAAAATAGGTGGTTGGGGTAGAAAAACTAACAATCAGTTTATAGGAGCTGCTCGTGCATTAAAGTCTTGGGTAAACCTAGACCTCGACAAGCTACTAGGAATAGGAACATCTCTTAAATATTACATAGAAGACGGTGGTGTTTTATACGACATTACACCTATAAGAAGCACCACAAGTGCAGGAGATCTAAGTTTTTCAGCATCTCAAGGAAGCACACTTGTAACTGTAACTGATCCAAATCACGGAGCTAGTCAGGGCGATTTTGTTACTATAAGCGGTGCTGCAAGTTTAGGTGGGGTTATAACAGCCGCTGTGCTTAATCAAGAATATCAAATAGAAACGTCTACATCTACCACGTATACATTTCACGTTAGACAGGCAAATACTCCATTAAATAGCGTTTACTCTAATGCGGCTATAGATGACCTTTCTATAAGAATTGTGGCAAACGCATCTGACACGGGGACGGGTGGTTCATCTGCTGTAGGGGCGTATCAGGCTCAAACAGGTGTGGATGTGACCTTATTTGGCAATGGTTGGAGCGCAGGCGGTTATTCTAGAGCATCTTGGAATGAAAGAGCTACTATATCTGTTCAGTCAGAGACTATGAGGTTGTGGCAACATGACATATTTGGAGAAGATTTAGTTTTTTGCATAAGAGATGGACCAGTGTTCTATTGGGATGCATCGCAAGGAGCATCTAATCGAGGTGTGTTTTTAACAGAACTTACTGGAGCGGTTGAAGCTCCTGTAATAGCAAAGCAAGTTATGGTGTCTGACCTAGATAGACATGTTATATGCTTTGGGTGCAATCCGCTTGGCTCTAATATACAAGATCCTTTACTTATTAGATTCTCAAATCAAGAAGATCCTGCTGACTGGAGGCCGTCTACTGTAAACACAGCAGGTGATTTGCGTATAGGATCAGGGTCAAAAATTGTTCAAGCTGTGGAAACAAGACAGGAGATACTAGTTTTTACTGATATTGGCCTTCATTCTATGCAGTATATTGGGCCTCCGTTCACCTTTGGCATTAACAAAATATCTGAAAACATAACGATTCGTAGCCCTAATTCTGCTGTAGCTATAGGTGATTCTGTATACTGGATGGGTATGGATCAATTTTATGTTTACAGAGGTAATGTTGTGCAACTTAATTGCACAGTAAGAGAGAAAGTTCTTACAGATATAAACGATAATAACTTTGATAAAATATTTGTAGGCGTAAACTCATCTTTTCACGAGATATGGTGGTTTTACCCATCTAAAGATAGCGATGATATAAATAAGTATGTTGTGTATAATTACGACTCAGACATATGGTATTACGGCACTCTGTCTAGAACTGCTTGGATAGATAGAGGGGTAAATGATTTTCCTATAGCAGCAGGCAATGACGGTAAGTTGTATTTTCATGAATATGAAATAGATGATCAAAGCGGAGCTTCCCCAGCATCTATTCCTTCTTATATACAATCAGCGCCAATAGACCTTGGAGATGGTGAAACATTTAGCTATGTAAGAAAACTTATACCTGACCTCACGTTCAGCACTAGTACAAACCCATCACCACAAGTAGACTTTACCATTGATGCGTTTAACTACAATGGCTCACCAAAGGTAAGCTCTAATACAGCAAACATAGTAAAGTCATCATCTGTACCCGTAGAGCAGTACACCGAAAAAGTTGATTTAAGAGTTAGAGGAAGAGCGGTTTCTGTAAAAATATCGTCAGATCAAGTTGGCACAACATGGAGGTCTGGACTAAATAGACTTGATATAAGGCCAGACGGTAAAAGATAATGTCAGATAGTCTCCCAAGAAATTTTTTCCCAGTACCTCCGAAAGAGTACGACCCTGAGTACTTTAGGGAGCTTGTAAGATCTTTTTCTTTATTTCAACAGATGGCTACTAATCCTACTAAGCTAACAGCCGAAGGTCTTAATCTCAAACCAGACGTAAACTCAGGTATAAGGCAGTACAACAACAACTCGGACGCTATTGCGGCAGGTCATATTCCGGGAGATTTGTGGATGCTTTCTACTGGGGAGATAAGAATAGTAATAGACCCTGATGTAGTTGTTCCAGTGTCTTTGGAGTACTTTAAACAGGCTTCTGGAAAAATAGGGGATCTTGTTACATTTGACGCATCTGCGGAAGTAGGACAAGAAATTACATTTTTTATGGCTAGTGGTGAAATTGGAAACGTTTCAATAGACGCTATTTCCGATTTGCCTGCAACCGGACTTGGAGCTAACGGAGAAGTTGGCAGTGTAATTCTTGCATTTGAGCTTGTTCAGGTTAACGGGGTGTTAGCAACAATGGGTATAGACGGCATTACAACAACATCCGCAGCCAATTTAACAGTTGGAACTTCTGTAGGGATAACTGGAATAGCAATAGATTTCTTCTCTGTGGAAGCTAAATCTTCACTTTCTTTGACTGGTACTAATTTAATTGGTAGTACTGGGTCAGTAACAACTAACGTGTAGGTGCAAAATGTCTGATACTGTAATTACTATGATGGATGGATCAACTTGGAAACCCTCCTCTTCTGAGGATGTAATACAGTGTGCAAATTGCGACAACATAGTTGATACAGAGGAGGAAGCAAAGTCATACGCATCTTCAGGAAAATGTCCTAATTGTGGTAATTCGTGGACAGAAAGGCGGTCTACCACTATATCCATTACAGCACCTAGTCGTATAAGCGGAGGCACGATGTAATGAATAAGAGGACTATACAATCTGCACATGAAAGGATTGATAAAATTGAAAAAACCATAATAGCAATACAAACTGAAATGGAAATACAGTTCAAAGACCTTTTTAATAGAGTAAAGAGGCTAGAGGCTATAATGATCATTACAAGTGCTGCTGTCATAAGTTTATTAGTTCGTTTGAACTTTTTTGGTCAATAAGATGTCTGACAAGCTGCCAAAAGTAAGTATCGCTGTGGTCGGGGTTGTAATAGCTCAGATTGGAGGGTTTATTTGGTGGACAGCACAGCAGGCTAGTACAATATCTAACTTAGAAGAAACGGTAAACATTTTAACCGTTGAGAATAACGCTACAGATAAAACAAATTTAATAAGGGATGTGCAGCGTAATACTGATCACTTACAAGAGATCATTGATATATTATCAGATGTATATGAAGAAATTGAAGATGGTGATAATGAAATTTGGGAAGACATAGACATGATTAATGAGGATATGGGCGGCATGGCTTCTCATATGATGGCTATTGTTAAATTACAATCTAGAGTGGCAATTTTGGAGAAAACCGTAGAGTTTACACGCAGCGATGGAATGTAGTTATGGAAGTGCTCACGATTCTCGCGGGAATTAAGTCTGGATTAGCGGCAGGCAAGTCCATAGCAGGGCTTAGTAAACAGATTGGACAATTTTTTGATGCGACTGACCAAGCTAAAAAGACGTTACAAAAGAGAGGTGTATCAAGCAAAAGCGCCAATGCTACAGCGCTGGATCGTTGGGCGAAACTTAGACAGGCTGCAGAGGCTGAAGAAGAACTTAAAGAATGGATCACGCAAACCTACGGACGAAGCAAATACTTAGAACTTTTAAAAATTAGAAGAGAAGTATTAGCGGAGAAACGAGAGGCTGAAGCTGAGGCAAGGCGAGATGCCATTCAGAGACAAGAACTTATGATTACTATAGTTGGTATAATGGTTCTTCTTATTATGACATTTATAGGAGCCACAGGTTATCTTCATTACATGGGTTGGTTAGATGTGAGGGATTACTTTCCATGATTTACGTTTTAGTTTTTTTACATTTTATCAGCACAGATCGATTACAATATTATCAAATAGGAACTTATTCGGACAAACAGGAATGCCTCGCGCAAGCAGAAAAAGCAAAAATAATGGTGACACACAACTCAATGAAGGTGACTTGTCTAGAGGTAAACAGCCAACAATAGTAGAGCGTGGCAAAAAGTTTGCAGCATACGACAAAAGTGGTAAACTAATAATACTAGGATACGATAGAAAAATAGTACAGGATTATGCAAATGCCCAAAGCTAAGTATGACTTAAATGATAACGGTAAAATTGATCCAGATGAGCGCCATATAATGCTTGAAGACAGGCGCAGGATGATGGAAGACGCTGATGCCAAACGCGATGCACAGTTACGAATGACTTGGTTTGCCCTAAGCGGTATGGTTTTGTACCCTTTCGCCATTGTTGTGTCCTCTTGGTTAGGATTAGAGCAAGCGTCTAAACTGTTAGCAGATATAGCCGCAGTGTATGTAGTTGCTGTGTCGGGTGTAACCGCAGCATATTTTGGTTTTACAAACATGGGATCTAACAAATGATAGGACAGTTAATAGGACCAATAGCAAACCTTGCAAGTAGTTATTTGCAAGGTAAAGCTGACAAAGCCACCGCAAACACAAAGCTAAAGCTTGTAGAGGCGGAATCAAAAGCAGCCATTTTAATGTCAAAAGAGACCTCGACTGCCGATTGGGAAAGAATAATGGCAGAAAGCACCAAGAACTCGTGGAAAGACGAATTTATAACTATTGTCGTAATGATTCCAGTTATTTTATGCTTCATACCGGGTCTAGAGAATGTTGTAAAAAACGGCTTTGATCGTTTGTCTGAACTCCCAGAGTGGTATACTTGGTTAGTTTTTGCTGTATGCAGTGCGGCTATAGGAATCCGTGGCGGTAAACAATTTATGGGAAAAAAATAATGTATACATATTTTGTAAAATCTGTCGATAGAGTGGTTGATGGGGACACAATAGATATTAGCATAGATCTTGGGTTTGGCCTTACTAAGAAAGAAAGGGTTAGACTTGCAGGCATAGATACGCCCGAAAAAAGAACTAAAGATTTGGTGGAAAAAAAGATGGGCTATCAAGCTACAGAGTTTCTTGAGATGCATCTTATGGAGGCAAAAAAACTTACCGTAAGAACTGAAAAAGACGGTAAATTCGGGCGTATGCTTGGTTGGCTGTACAAATCAGAAGAAGACACAAAGTCTATTAATCAAACTATGATCGATAAGGGTTATGCTTGGTCTTATGATGGAGGCACTAAGGAAAAGAACCTTGAAGATCTTATGGAAAAAAGGGGTAAATCAGATGGCGTTTGAGGCGTTAAAATTACTGCAAGAAAAGTGTGGTGTAGAACCAGATGGAGCGTTTGGTCCTAATACAGCTAAAGCTATGGTTATGCACTTTGAGCTGTCACCGGAGCGTGGCGCACACCTGCTAGGTCAGACTGTGCATGAAAGTGGGTCTTTTAAGCATACGGCAGAAAATCTAAACTATTCTGTTGAGTCTTGTTTGAGGGTGTTTAGTAAGTACTTTAAAACAACAGAAGAAGCAGAGCCATATGCAAGAAACCCCCAAGCCCTTGCGGATAAGGTGTACGGACACCGTGGCGGTAACGAGGGACAAGGCTATGCGTGGCGAGGTCGAGGTTTCCTTCAATTAACGCACAGAGACAACTATAGGATGTTTTCAAGTGATATGAGACTGCCAGAGGTCATGGACAACCCTGATCTTGTATCTCATGATTACGCTATGGATTCAGCTTTATGGTTCTTCAAGAGAAACAACATATGGAAAATATGTGATGAAGGTGTAAATGAAGACACAATTAAGCGCGTAACTAAGGTTGTAAACGGTGGTTACAATGGTTTAGATCATCGTATAAAGGAAACTAAAAAGATTTATGGTTGGTTAAAATAATACTATAGTATAAAATGTAATAAAATGTTAAAGTTCAATTGAACTTTTTGGAGATAAAAATGGTACTTCCCCTCTTAGGTAGCTTTTTAGGTTCAGCATTACTTCCCGGAATGTTTGGCGGTAGTTTAGGAACGGTGGCAGCAGGAGCCATAGGATCTGGTCTAGGAAGTCTCTTACAGGGAGATGATTTCGAGGACGCGGTCACTACAGGCTTGACAAGCTTTATGGGCGGCAAGCTTTTAGGCGGCTTGGGTAAAAGCCCTGAGTTAGCTAAGTTAGGAGAGGGTGCTTCTAATGCAGATAAACTAACGAGTATGATAAATCCGAAACTTACATCAGGAGCCTCTGGCATAAATGCTCTTGGCGGCAAAGAGGCTCTCACAGGCGCACTAAAAGGTGGTTTAGAGACTATTAGGGCAAATCCGATGACTGCAGCAGGTATAGCAGGGGGTTCTTTACTAGGTAACCAAATGACTAAAGCTCCAGATATGGAAGAAAAGAAGCCTTTCGTTCCTAGTGAAACTATGCCGTTTCAGCAGAATATAAACCAACCTCCCCCCGGATACAGGCCGGGAATTGACCCACAATTTAATTATGGTTTTCACAATCCATCAGCGTCTGAGTTAGAAACAAGGATTTTGCAAGAGGGCGGTATAGCAGGGTCAGCGCCTCCAAATGAAAAAGACGTTATAGTTAATGCTGTCAATGCTATAAAAGGCAATATTGATCAGCAGTCAGCTTCCATAGCATTAGCTCAATTTGTTCAGCAGTATGGTGAAGAAGCGTTAAATGAGCTTATTTCTGACGTACAATCTGGAGAGTATGATAGTATGGGTGGAAAGGCTGAAGGGATGATTGAGGGCGGTGGAGATGGCATGAGTGATTCCGTGCCTGCGACTATAGATGGAGATCAAGATTTACTTATAAGCAAAGATGAGTATGTCGTTGATGCTCCTACCGTTTCTATGATTGGTAATGGATCTAGTGATGCAGGAGCTAAAAAGCTTGATAAGATGAGGGAAGATGTGAGAAAAGCATCTACAGGATCTTCTATGCAGCCTAAGCAAATAGATTCTATGGAGATTTTAAATAAGGCGTTGTCATGAAAGATGTTCGAACAGGATTAATGTTTTCTCCAGTTCCTAAAGAATATGTTGACGCTGTATGGTCTAAAGTAGCAGAAATTATGAAGCGCTCTGTGGGAACAGCAGAGGGTAAATACGAAGTAGAAGATTTGCATACTTGTATAATGGACGATGAGATTGTTTTATGGATTGTTGCCGATCATGATAAAGATGACGAAATTATAGCAGCAATAACCACCAGATTAATAGAATACCCCCAAGGAAATTCTATGGCTATGGACTGGATTGGTGGTAAAAGAATGAAAGACTGGTTGCCGCTAGCACAGGAGTCTATATCTCGTTATGCTAAAGAGCATAAATGTAAGTACCTAGAGGGATACGGACGAAAAGGTTGGGATCGTTGGCTTAGAAAATACGGGTGGAAGCCAGATTACATCGCGTACAAAATGGAGTTAAGTTAATGGGTAAGGGTAATAAGCAGGTAAAAGCAGGCGAACAAACGGTAATTAATTCATTACCTGATTATGCCCGTCCTTTTTATGAGAACCTAATGAAAAGAGGAGAGGCTGAATCTCTTAATCAATTTCAACCTTATACTGGTCAAAGAGTAGGTATATCTGGTGATATTGGAGATATAGCAGCATCAAGAGATACCATTAGAAATGATGTTGTAGGCAGGGGTATTGACGGTCTCGATGAGGCTATGGGCATACAAAGAGACGCAGTCTCAGGTGTGGGTGCCGCAGGAAATCAGGTTGGCGATATTGCAGGCCAGATGGGAAATACTGCAGGAGGTATAGCAGGTCTTAGAGGTGACGTAAGAGGCGCTTCTCAATATGATCCAACAAATTTTGGTCAGGCCAGACAGTTTACTGGTGCAGAAGTTGATAATTACATGTCTCCGTATATGGATGCTGTGGTTGGAAAACAAAAAGATGCAGCCATACAAGACTTTAATAGGATGGGCGCATCAAGAAATGCAGCCGCTGTTAAAGCGGGCGCTTTTGGTGGGTCTAGACAGGGTGTAGCAGATTATTTAGCACAAGAAGGTTTACAGGATCAGTTGGGAAATATAGACGCAACTGGAAGACAGCAGGCATTTGAGCAAGCATCAAGGCAGTTTGGTGCGGATAGAGCGGCAGAGATGGATACAATGTCTCGACAAGAAACCGCCAATCAGTTTGCTCAAGGACAAAGAATGGCAGGTTTGGGTCAAGAGGCAGGACTGTTTGGCCAAGAGCTAGGCGCTCTTGGTCAGCAGGCAGGAACCCTAGGGCAGCAGGCAAATATGTATGGTCAGCAAGCGCAGCTTGGGCAGGGTATTGCTTCTCTTGGTGGAGACATGAGGGCAACAAACATACAAGACGCACAACTTCTTGAGGGAATGGGTAAAACTCAGCTAGATGAGCAACAGAAACAACTCGATGTTGGCTACGGTGATTTTATGAATCAAAATAACTTTAACAAAGACCAGCTGGGCTTCTTCTCTAATTTACTACAGGGAGTTCCCGTTCAACCAAATCAGACCACAAACATGTATCAGCCTTATAACCCGATGCAACAGGCACTGGGTGCAGGTCTTACAGGTCTGTCCCTATATCGTGGATTTCAATAATGATGAACATAATTCAGATAGAGGATGCGCTTAAAAGCTTTTCTCAAGATCAATTAGTTGGAGAACTTAACCAACCATCAGGAGGAGTTCCTGAATTTTTAGTTCTTACAGAGCTTGGCAGAAGAAACCGAATACAGAGTGATATGAATAGGCAGCAAGCAGAGAATCAGCCTACCGTAGCAGAAGATGTAATTAATGCGGCAGGTGTACCACAGGGCGGTATACGAGAGATTTCTAGGGCTATGGATGCAAAAAGTTCAGTTGCACAAAATACTGGCGTTGAAAAGATGGCAGACGGTGGTGTTGTTAAGATGTTTGAGGGAGGTATAGGAAATATATCAAGAAATATAAATGATTTTAATCCATTAGAGATACCTCAATTGCCAGTAGCAATGAACCAAATGGATAATACGATACAAGCTGCAGCAGAGGCCAATCAGGTGTTGCAGGAAGGCTTAGATGAAATACAAAAAAAAGAAGAACAAAAAAGGCAAGTAGAGCTTACTAAGTTTTTAGCTAGTCAAAAACCACGTTTCCAAGGCGGCAATGTTCCGGGCGGCTCTCTACCAAGCGAAAATCAGAGGCTGATTGAAGAAGCTGCAGAAATGAAGGAAAGGCTAGATAAACAGCGGGCTGAATCAAACTTTATGAACCCTGAT